TCATTGAATATCTCAAACCTCTAACACCTTGGGATTTTGGAGAAGTTACCGTCTCAGTAGGTGACAACTTGATACGAGAACATGCCGTAGTACCGATTTACATTACTAAGAGAAATCGTAAGATTGGGATTGCTGGTTTTCATACCGTCGAAAATGGGATTCCTGCTATTTATGTAGTACCCCGAACAGACCGCCTTGGATATTTTCACAAAGGTACTCCTGCAAAGCCATATGTTCCTGCTCGTAAGATTGGTGCAATTACCTTAAAAGCACGACCAGCAGTTCCAGCAAGACCCGATACTGTCCGCTCAGGTCAACTTTCCACCATAGCCCATGAGGTGGCAGAAGTTTTGGGAGATCCCCTAATTCAGACCCTATCAAATACAGATTCTTTGGGGCATCCATATCTTAGGGAGATTACAGATCCCGTCCACGGTCTTTGCTACAATCTTGTTGTTAATGGTTTTAACTGCATTCTGCCAGACACTTGCCTACCTAACTGGTACGAGCAGGGATCTATGTATCCATACGACGTTATGGGATGGTGTGTTGCTCCCTTTCAAAAATCACCTAGAGGCTATGCCTATTGGGTAAAATTCACAAACGGAATTAGAAGTTTTATCCGCGTATAAATAGAAAAACCCCCAATCCATAAAGGAGTGAGGGCTTTCTATTTTAAGTTTTACTTAGGAAATTTCAGCATCCACTCTTTGGTCTTAGCGGTAATGCCGTGCCAAGAAGACCAGTCGTCTCCTCCATTAGTCATATAGTATGCGATTTCAGCATTTTTTACAGGATTGAAGAGTTCGGCATTGGAGTCAAGATTAAATCTATCTCGCCTATCTGGCCCTAAAGTGTCAATCATATTGATCTGAAACATCCCAAAGGATGAGTCTCCTGTCTTATGATTTCCGTTGAAGGCTAATGGACGACCATTAGATTCTTTCTTGGCAACTGCCCAAGCAACAACAAGATCCTGTCCTCTAAATCCGACCAAGAATAAGAGGGTCTTCAGTTCTTTATCTGTTAAGTTTACCTTGTTTTCATATTGTTCTAACTTTTTACCGTTAGAAATGACAAATGCCTCCTTGGGGGAGGCAGGGGTTTTCACCGACTTTTCTATTAGTAAGTTATTTTTCGTAGTTGAAGCAACGGAAGGGTTGACAAAAGGAACTGCCAAACCTAGCATTGCAAGGATTCCAATCCATGCTAACTTGTCTCTTTTCATATAATAAACCTCCTAGAAACAAAAGCACCAGTTGTCTGGTGTTACTACCAAGTATATCACGGTAGACTGAGAAAAAGCAACTTTTTATGACATTTTTGGGGTATACACAGATAATTCTTTATTTTCTGGTATAATATAAGGATGGCTGAGACACCCTTATACGACATTCCCTATCCAACTAACTCGGATCCTGTAAACGTCGCGGCAGATATTCAAAATATCGCGGAACGAATAGAAGTAATTCTTCCAACAATAGGACTACCATACTTTACCTATGAAGTCAATAATAATAGTGGAGTAACTATCAATAAAGGAGATCCTGTTTATGTTACAGGGTTTGCTTCTAAGTCTACCGTTGCAAAATGTGATTCTGACGACTTAACAACCTTCCCTATCCTTGGATTGGCACAGGCAGAGATAACAAACTCTAGCGATGGAGTTATCGTTATTTCAGGAGTCTTTACATCGATAGACACATCTTCCTATGCGGCAGGAGATGTCTTGTACGTGCAGAATGGTGGAGGGTTGACGAATGTCCTCCCCGTCTCAGGCTCAGGAGCCGTAGGAATCGTAGCGTATGCCAACGCGGCAGGAAAGATTATTGTAGGGGCAGTCAAGGGGAATGGTACTTGGGGCGCTCTTATGGCAGGGCTATCTTAATAACTTTTTGTTACACAACTCTTAGATAGTCAAAGCACTACGGCTAAAGTAGACCCTTATACTTTTATATTAGGCGTGTTTACATCTGTCCAAAACTCTGTTATACTAGGAGTACTTCCTATTATGAGAAGTACTACTATTGTTTTGAAAGGTAATTCCTAAATGTCCGATTTTTTCTCATTCCGCCTGTCCGATGATTTCATAGCAAAATACTCCAAAATGCCTACATCTTTTGGATACCTAGATGCAGGTGGGAACTCTTTAGGAGAGATCACATTCATCCGAACGTACTCTAGGGTCAAAGAGGATGGGACAAAAGAGAAATGGTTTGAAGTCTGCAAGCGTGTAATCGAGGGGATGTATTCAGTCCAGAAGAATCATGCAAAAGATAGTAGATTACCTTGGAATGATAACAAGTCCCAGAAGTCTGCTCAAGAAGCCTATCAAAGAATGTTCGAACTAAAATGGACACCTCCAGGACGAGGAATGTTCTCTTTTGGAACAGCCATGACAATGGAGAAGAAGAACTCTGCCGCCCTTCAGAATTGCGCTATGGCATCTACAAAAGATCTAGACAAGAATGATCCAGGTGCCCTATTCGCTTGGATTATGGATGCCCTTATGTTGGGTATCGGGGTAGGATTTGATACCCTTGGTCAAGAAAAGAATTTTTTAATTTATACCCCGACAGAACCAGAAACCACTTATGAGATTCCAGATTCTCGGGAAGGCTGGGTAGAGTCTACAAGACTCATCCTTAATTCCTTTTTACGACCTAACCAGTCTATCCAGAGTTTCGACTACAGTCTTATTCGTCCAGAAGGATCCCCTATCAAGGGGTTTGGAGGCACCGCCAGCGGTCCAGCCCCACTAGTTGCCCTACATAAGAAGATATCCTCTGTAATCGGTGGCAGGGCAGGAGAAAACCTAGACTCTCGTGCAATTACGGACATTGTTAATCTTCTGGGAACCTGTGTTGTATCTGGGAATGTTCGCAGGTCTGCAACCCTTGCCTTGGGTGCCGCAGGAGACGAGGACTTCATTAACCTCAAGAATCAAGAAGTTTTTCCTGAAAGAAATTCTTATGACCCAGAGAATCCAGGATGGGCCTGGATGTCTAATAACTCTATTTCAGCAACTGTAGGAATGGACTACGCTAAATACACTGACCTAATCGTAAATAATGGAGAGCCAGGTTTTATCTGGCTAGATGTTGCTAGGAATTATGGTCGTCTAGTAGATCCTGCAGATGGAAAAGATTATCGAATTGCGGGATTCAACCCCTGTGCAGAACAGCCTCTAGAATCTTACGAACTCTGCACACTTGTAGAGGTACATCTAAATCGCCATGAATCAAAAGAGGACTTTCTTCGAACCCTCAAGTTTGCCTACCTTTATGGAAAGAGCGTAACTCTCCTTCCGACACACTGGCCTCAAACAAACGGAATCATGCAAAGAAATCGAAGAATTGGAACATCTCTAACTGGAATAGCATCTTTCGCAGATACACACGGACTTCCTATGACAAGAGAGTGGATGGACGAGGGCTACAACAAGATTCGTCACTATGACAAGAAGTATTCTGAATGGCTATGCGTTCGAGAGTCTATTCGTGTAACAACGGTCAAACCATCAGGCTCAGTTTCACTGCTATCAGGTGCAACTCCTGGAGTGCACTGGGGGCCAGGTGGAAAGTACTATCTTCGTGCGATCCGTTTCGGAGAAAATGAGCAGATGATGCACCTGTTTAGATCTGCGGGGTATCTAATTGAAAAAGACTTAGTCTCAGCAAAGACATCAGTAGTCTATTTCCCAGTAAAGTCAGAGCATATACGAGCAGAGAAGGATGTCACTCTATTTGAAAAGATAGCCCTTGCCGCAACTGCCCAAAAGTACTGGTCGGACAATGGGGTATCTGTCACTCTTTCTTTTGACAAAGAGACATAGTCAAAGCACGTAGTTTCAGCCTTGAATATGTATGAGGGGCAGTTAAAGGCAGTCTCATTCCTTCCAATGGGAAATAAGACATATCCACAGCAACCCTATACAGAAATTTCTCAAGAAGAGTACGAAAACTATCTAGGAAAGATTGCGAAGGTTGACTGGAATGCTATCTATGATGGACACCAGAATCTTGAGGCTGCTGGAGAGTCTTTCTGTACAACAGACGTATGTGAGATAAAACTTTCATAGCCTTATATGGTAAAATAGACTTACTATGTCACATCCATCCAACCTCTATGCAGAGAAGATATATTCAGAACATCCTCTCGTATTGTGGGCTCTGGATGAGCAGTCGGACTATGCCTCTCTAATCTCTGAAGTAGATCGTGATATCTTGTCGTATTGGGCAATTACGGGAGGCCTTTCGTATTCTGGATCGGGGATTACTGGAGAGCCATTTCCAAGTAGCATTAGCACTCTTATTGAGGGAACAGTCCCAGTAGGGCCAACAAGCGATATTGTCTTTGTTAGTCCGAATATCACGACTTTCCAAGAACTAAACTCTACGTTGGGGACGTTTTGTGTGGGGTCATACTTCTATTCCAATAGTGCATTCCTTCAGTCTGTGTCGATTGGCTACGAGTATACAGACACGACAACATCACAGATAATCCAAACCTTTAAGGATTTTAGGATTGCAACATTTCAAGGCTGGGGCTTTGTTTCAGGAACTTTTGAAATACCATTAGAAAATACAGACCTTCGAATTATTATGAAGATATCTGTTGGTACTGGAGGAGCACTTCCTGCAGACTATCAGTTCTACATAAATGGACTTTCTTTAGGTCAGTGGTCTGAAGAGTTCAATGCAATATCTCTTGGAGTTACTACAGAAACATTCCCTACGAATATCGCTCTAAGCACGACGAGCCAAGTAGTTCCAGCAGCCGCATACGGAATATCTCAAGACACAGCATACTATCTTACAAATGACAGCGCCCTTGTTGCAAAGAATGCAAGCGTACCTCTAGTTTTTGGATCTTCAAATATTTCAAAACTAACTCCAAATGTAAATGGCGATCCATCCCTAATTTTTCCAGGCAAAGGATTCTTGAATGAAAGCGGAAGGTATAGAGACTATACCCTAGAGTTCTGGCTTAGAATCACGTCTGATGCTTCAACACCTAAAAGGTTCTTTGGTCCAATCTCATCGACAGATGGATTATATGTAGAGGCTGGTTTTCTAACCCTTGTTATTGGCAAAAAGTTTTCTTCTTATTTTGTGGGAGAGTGGTACCGTCCAATGCTTGTTCATGTTAGAGTCATAAACGACTCTGTGACGGTATTGATAAATGGAGAACAGGTCATATCACTATCAATAGAGACATCGACAACAGTCCTTCCAAGCATTCTAGATGCTTTTGGAGATAGCCAAGACTGGTTAGGGTTCTATGCTTATGAGGATGTTTCTGTAATAGAAGTAGACTGTATTGCCATCTACTCATACCAAGTCCCTATCACGATGGCTAAAAGAAGATGGGTATATGGTCAAGGGGTTTTATCTCCAGAAGGAATTAACTCTTCTTATGGTGGAACTTCTACTTTTGTAGACTACTCTTTTGCGAAATATACTGCAAACTATGCGTACCCAGATTTTGCAAAGTGGCAACAAGGATCTTTTGATAATCTCTCTGTAACTGCGGCAGGACTGACGGCCCCAGAGTACGCATTGCCAGAGATCTTTTTAGACACAAAGACCGTTGAGGAATTCTACACGGACAATCAAGATATTCAGACCGTATCCTCTGGACCCACAGAGCCAAACAAGTTTTTCACATTCCGTCCCAATGTTGGATGGGCAGACCTCCATTGCTATCTTAACTTTCCAAAATTCAATATCCTTTCTACAGAAGTTCATGCGCTATATGGAGTATTCCAGATAGATGACTCAGATGCCTCAATGCAGACACTATTCAAGATGTACGATCCTATCAGTGGAGACTATTTTTCCATCAGAAAAGACGCGGCAAATATAGACTACTACTTCTCCCATAATGGTGTAGAGGAAGAGTTCTATTCGATATCAAGTTTCCCTATTGGGTCTCCCTTTGCTGTGGGGATCGATTTTTCTTCAGCCTCTGCATCTTTTGGAGGACATTTGTCAGCATTCCTTGGAAGTACCAGCAATCTACAACTTTATATTGGTGGAGACGAACTACCAGAACATACCTTTAAGGGTAAAACTTTTGCTGTTGGAATTGCTAGTGCAGATAATTTCACTAAC